TGGAATACATTCTGGAATATTGTTACTTTCATTTCTTAATTTCATTGCTTGTGTTTCGTACCAGTTCGCTTTTTCTAGCTCCCTTTCCATAGGCTGATTAGGTTTCAGTCCTGCTCGCATCCTGTATTTGAATGCATTCATCTCGCAAAAAGCGATGTACTTGTCCTTGCCCCATATATCAATCATCATTCGCCATACCTCTTTGGATGAGCGCTGATAATGATCTGGGTTAATAAAGCTGTCGTTTTTCATATCTTACTATTTACATGTCCTACAATTTTTTTAGACCTGATGTTGTTAATCGTTACTCTCTTTTCAGATTTGTAAGTCTTACCGTAGAATTCTAACTCAAGCCTACCTATAGTTCTGCTGTCTTTAAGCATTATCTCCAGAGGATCATCATAGCTGCTGACTATCCATACGGGTAGATCGTACTCACGCTTGCCTTTCTTAAAAGAGGCGTCAGCTGTCATGTAGTATATCGGAGGTAAGTTTGACATAGAATTTTCTTTTTAAGTTTTCGCCTATCCACTTCAGTGAAACCACCTTAGGGGATCGACATACGCTGCCGTCTAGCAGTACGCAATTGTCACCTTGCTTGTTTGCTATACATACAATTAGGTAATGCTCATGACTTTCTGGAAGCACTACATCCATATCGCTGTTGTAGTCCGTCATCAGGACACCAAAGGTATATGTTTTGCCGTCCCTACTAGCGGAGAAAGAAAAGGGGGAGAGGAACTTTACGTCCCTCAACCCCCATTCCAATCTAGCATACAACCCGAAGGGTTTAGAAGGGTAGGTCGTCAGCTTTTGCTGCTCCATCCTTTGCTTGTGTGTTCTGACGTTCCTGAGCAGCTGCGCTGTTAGGATCCCAGATACTTAGACACGGCTTACCGTTCTTAGACATGAACATTTTGAAACGTGCGTTACCGCCTCGTCCCTCTTCGTCACGCTTTGTCAGGTACTGATCAAGGATGTCCTTGAGTTCGTTGTCCTTTAGGCGGAATGTCCAAGACATCAACTCGCCATTGTCATTAAAGTTCGGCTCATCGGCCCAACCACATAGTACGCTTTCGTACTGCTTTTTTTGTTCACTCATGTTAAATGAATTTAAATTAATTATAGAGAAAATTGGTAAATAAAACGTGGAATAAAACACACACTGAAATGATCAGTAGGTTTCTTGTTAATCGATTAAACTTCATACTTCAAATAATCTGTTACGGGGTTATAGTCTTTTTCTAGAAAGTTTTCAATCCTTGCTACTGCGTTGGTAAACTTCATACCCCCTACAAACAGAGTTTCATCTGTGCATTTAACCAGGGCAGGAAGGTACGGATAAGTTTTCTCTTGTACAACCCAATAGAAGTCTTTTATGTTAAAAACCTTGGTGTATATGTACGCTTGGATGTCGTAAGAGAAATCTCTAACACTATACCGAAACTTCTCTACGCTCTTGGATGACTTGCTATCGCTTATAAATCCATCGCCTAAGCAATCAAGGAATCCTTTCACTTGAATCCCTTCAAGTTCCTCGGTGAATCCAACTTGATAATCCCCTTGTAAGTGAGATTGTAGCAAGCCGCAAGCATCGAGGCGGTCGATCATGTCGTTAGCCATACGCCAGTCATCGGGAGAGCAGATTGTTTTTCCTTGTTCAGCGTATTCCGATTCGACTTTGTCTTTTGCTTCCTTGTACTCTTTAGTGAGTGAAGGCTTCTTAGAGTCTTTCGTTTTATCGCTGCACTCGGATAAGATTTTGTCTTGCGAGAGGATGACGTATTTGTCCATCGCTAGGTCTCGTTCGAACAATAACATATCATACAAAGTCCCGAAGCTAAGAGCGTCAGACTTGTACTTGAGTTCGCCCTTCATGTAGCGATCGAACTGAGCCATATCATTGAGGGCTTGCTTGAGAGAAGAGTAAGACAAGTGTGACTTGCCATAACGCTCCATTAGTTTTTCGGGTATATTCATATTTCAATTATTGGTTCTGACCAGTAGTCGGGTTTGAACGACGTAGACCAATTGCCTACGCCGTCGTATTGTGTTAATTCAACCTCGCCTCTGAACTCATTGCACTTAGTGAAGTACAAACCTTCAGCAAGGGGTTGGTGTTTTGATGCGCTAACCCACTCGAACTTTCTGGTTAATCGGATAAGCTCCGATCTACGCTCATAGTATTCTCGTGTGGCTTTCTTCGTCATCTTCATCGCACAAACTTTCCGAGCCCAGCCACTTGCTTTTCGCTAAGCTGGTCGCCATACTTAGCTGTAATAGCTTCGAAGGCTTTCTTCTTGTCTGTCTGTGACTTGATGTAAGCAACAGCCTTGTCCATGATGTTCGCTTCGGCTACGACTTCTGCTGAGGCTTCGTGCTTGAAGTCAGGCTTCGCAGGCGGCTTCTCTTTAGAGTCTTGCTTTGCAATGGCGTCAGCTACTTCGTTAGCAGAAGCAATCGATGTGTCGATACCGATACCTAGCATAGCTAACGCACGGCCAATAGCCGATGTCTCGCAGTTCTCTACATAGCTAGTCTTGTTGATGTTGCTACTGCCTTGTACCTCATGAGCATGCCCAGTAGATATAATGCGGTTGTTAGAATCTACTATCGACGCTTTACATACACACTGTGCATCGTCTAACAACGTAAAGTCTGTGATTACGCTCCAGTTTTTGTATTGGTCTTCTTGGCGGAAGAACTTGATTCGTTCGTTGACTTCAACGTACTGTTTGCCACGGATGTTCGTGGTCTTGAATTGATAATTACTCATAACTCTGTTTGGGTGTTTAATTGTTTTTCTAAATTTTCTTTTTCTTCAGTCAGGAATTGAATCCTTTCGTTAATGTTTTTAATCTTCTCGTTAGCACCTTGTCTGCCTAGCACCTTACGAGCTATACCAAAGGCAGTCTCATGCAGGTCTCGATACCCTTTCCAATACAGGAGCCAGTCTCCGTGATTCCTTTTCATATGCGCTACTGTCGATCGGTCTTTACCTACAACAGAAGCTACCTGATCTTGTATGCCATAGTCAAGCATCGCTACGGCTAATGCCGCCCTTGCTTTGACTTGGTCTTGTTGCCTAGTCTCATTACGCACTAATCCGATTGTACTGTAATACATATCAGCGCAGTGCATCATTGCTTCGTTTCTATATCCGCTCATAAAGTTAAATTGTTAATGTGTTAAAGTCAAGAAAAAAGACATCTTTGTTTCTCAAGGCTCTCCAGTGTACATATAAAATACATACAAGCCTGTTACGGGTTCTCCCCGCACACCATACGATGCCTTTCCAGTCAGCGTTCTGACCGTTCTATAACGATGGATCGAATACGGGTGTACTCAATCATCGTGTCTATTACGCTTTGGTATCTGTCTGATAAGTCCACTAGGTTTACTTCTGTAAGAAATTCACCTTCTGCTTCCATTACCTCCTCTATGTAAGTAGCGGCTGACTCTTCAGAGAAGACACCGAACTGATGTAGTAAATCGTGTACTGGTATTCGCATCCAGTCGTTTACATCGTGTTCTATGATATCCTCTTTTAAGAATACGCTAGCTACGGCAGAAGATTTATTTTCTGGGTCGCTGCTACGGACTACAATTTCGATTGCTTCTACGTTAGTCATGTTGTGTTTCATAAATTAAAATTGCATAAGAATCTCGGTCGGTAGCATATGCTCCTGACGGGGTGTAGAAAGTCTGTCCGTTGACAACGTATTGCCACAGTTGATGTGTTACTTTTTCAATCATTTAAATCCATATTTTTGTCCGTCTTGATACAACTCTTTTAGTTTGGTGTCAATCTCTCCGCTGAAATGGAGCTTCGATGTACCCATCATCTTCATGAAACTCTCAAAGAGTTTCTCTGCGTCGGCTTGCCTAGTTAGCTTGCTGTGTACTTCGGGGAAGGCTTGTTGTAGTTCAGTCATTTGTTTCCGTTTTTAAAAAACCATTCAAGGTTGTTATCAATAGTCGTCGCAAGTGCAGTCAGCTGATCCGTCAACCACGTATAAACTTCTGTCATTTGTAAAGATTAAATTGTATTCATCATTGCTAATTACGTTTCCGTTCCAAGAGTTAATCCAGTCAGGGCAGTGCTTAGGGTTGAACTGTATGCGGTAGTCATGGTCATTGACCTTGAGCCTATTAGCAGGCAGTATTTGGACAGCCTCACACTGTATCCATGCACACACTGTCTTGCAAGCACCTTCGTGAATCTTCTTGGCGGTAGATGGCTGAACCTTTAGGGTAGCATTCATCATAGCAATTTGATTTTCTGATGGGTTGACATAGGACACGGTGTCTGTTTCTGTGTTCTTGATTTGCCACTTCATAAAGTTTTCTCCACGTCCAAAGTGGAATCTGATTCTATACATGAGATTTTGTTTTTGAAATTTTTGTTTACGTGAAAGAAAGTATGTGCCGCCCACTCATTGAAATCCTGAGCGGGGTTGACGTGTACACTTGATCGGACACAGACTATCGTTTTCTTCCCCATTGTTTGTCCCTTGGTTCTTCATCGAATACCACCATGCTGTTGTCATTGCTTGGTGTACTCTTTACGATAGTCTGTGCTTGTTCTCGTGTAAGCCCATCCATAAGAGTTTTAGGGCGTTTGTTCCAGTCTTTATAGACTCTGTATACTGCGTAGTTACTCATTGGTTGTGTGTTTTAATTCCTTTTACTTTTGCTATATCTAGCACCTCATCGTCTGTGAAGTATACTGTGTCAGGGTATTCATCGTGAAACTCTTCTGATATATCGTCCCAGCAAGACCATATGAGCGTTCCATTTAATACAGACCAATAGTCATCGCCTTCTTTGAATGGGTATGTTTTTTCGTTAGTCATTTTGAATGATGTTTAATATGTCGGTGTTGATTATCTCACCGCTCTGATTAATGATGCCGTCCTCTATGAAGGAACGTGCTTGTCGTTGGTAACTCCCTTGCAGATGGAGGATTGTCCCCGTCTTGATGAGTTCAGCATACAACTCAAGGACATCAAATCCTTGTAGCTCCCCATTCTCGTAGTCGATTATTTTGTTTACTATATTCATTTCTTGCGGAGTTTTTGGAGTGTATTTTCTGTTAATTTTATTTGTCTGATGCCTGATTTTTTAATCTTGGCTTCGAATCTCCTTCGCTGACGAGGAGTTACAAACGTTTCCTTCCTCTTCATGAAGGGATGCGGTGCAGACGATGATACTACTTTTCCCATTGTGTTTTATTTATTGAGATTTTACGTAGTCGTTCATCAGTTCACGAGCCTTCATGTCAGCATATGCCATTTGCTGTGTGTTTGTGCCAGTCCGCTGTGGGGTGGGACAGTCGATGGTGAAGTCATCGGTTACATAAGCTGATGCCCCTAGTGCTATGCTAAAAGCAAGTTGCTTGATGTGTTGTTCTTTACGTTCGTGTTTCATTGTCATTGTCTTGGATGAGAGTAACCTCTCGTTGTTTCGTGTTAGTGGTCATTCCACCATTGAATTTCGGTAAGCGGTAGCAGTGGATTGCTACATCATCTGCATCTAGGAACGCTTGGGATCGGTAGTACACACCACCTACAAACTCTTGGTACATTTCGAGGTCAATTGTTGAGTCTTTACCCAACCATTCCATTGACTCTTGAATCACCCCCATATCAGTAGGTAGGTAGTAGTCTTTTCCAGAGCTATCGCCATACATAGACTCGTTGTCCATTTGATTCCAACAGAACCATTCGGCGGTGACGTTGTCTGAGTCTCGACCTGCATCCCACATAGGGTGTAACTCTACTATCTGAAGGATAACGTGGTCACCCTCGTCGTCATTACGAACGATGATGATTGTGTCTCGGTCAGCATTAATGATAACCTCTTCGTGAGGTGCTTTAGTGTATTCTGAGAGCCATTGCGCTTGGTCTTTCAGCGCATCCGCCCTCCAGTCGTGAAAGTAGCAGTCTGTTTCGGAATACCCTTCGGCAGTACCACATACTCCGTGGATGAGTGCATATATTTTCATTGTAATAGAGATTTAGATGATGTCGAATTGACACTGCAAAGATAAGGGATAGTTTTCGTAATTCCAAATTTATTTTCTAACTGACTCTGAATCAGATGTTTAGTCCATCGAATACATCTCTCCGTATGCCCTCCTTTAGCCCGATGGCTATGACCTGCTCTTCGGGTGTCAGCGTGTCCATCGCTTTATCCCATTGGTCGCTAAATGCGCTGAAGCAAGCGTCAGTCGCTTCGTGTTCTATCCGTGAGGTAGAGATTAAATTCTCTATCATGTATGTGAGTTGGTTTTCGTCGTTAATCATTTTCAAGGGTTGTTTGTGTCGTAATTGTTTGTTCTTTTCTCTTCGATAAGCATTTCGATTTGCTCTTCGTTTGCGCTCATTACTAGCTGTCGTGTCAACTGCTCAGTCATGCCTAGCAATCGAATGACAGTTTCTATCGTCTCTCCGTCTGCATCATTAAGGCAGGCAACTGCCCCCATGATTACCGTGTGGTGTCCTCCGTGTTCTCTGTGATTCATTTCTCGTCGGTGTTTGCAAGTCGGCTTGCGGTTTCAAATAAGTTTTTTGTGTATCGTTCTTTAGCGATGTCCATCAAGTCCATAAGCGTGTAGTTCATGGGATCGCCCTCGTCTGTCTTCTCGTACACTTTGACGAGTTCGTTGTATAGTCTTTCGTAATTAATCATCGTTGCATTCTTTAATAAATTCTACTACTCTGTCGTACACTACATCCATATGAATAGATAAAAGATTTTCATCGCCTATCTTCTGTACTACGGGCATCAGCCAATCCCACGAGGTGTGGAATTGCATGGGTGCAATCGTTCCGTCGTTGTACTTAGGTGAGTAGCATTTGTTATGCTTCACTTCGTACCCCATAAATTCTGCTATTAGTCTGTTAGCATCAACGCTATGCATCCCACCGTTTTCTTTTGCCCATAGCTTTCTATTGATAGCTTGTTGCGACGCGATAATTTCTTTAGTGTTCATAGTCGTGGTTTTCTAATTGTCCTC